TCTGCCTATCAGAGCCTGCGAGGGTATTTTTAATCCTCACGCTAACGGTTTTCTGCCACCGGATCTCTATCGCTAATCAAACGCTATTTTAACGAAAATAGTAACGGGATTCTTTTAATATGTCTTTATTATAACACCTTAACACACTTGTGTCAAGCATTATTTTTGGAACCTGGAGTCAGATTTGAACTGACGACTTTACGGATTTGCAATCCGTTGCATTTGACCACTCTGCCACCCAGGCGTACCATTGTTTTATACACTTGGTAATGTATAAAATAATGGCGTCCCGTACCAGATTCGAACTGGTGTACTTACCGTGAAAGGGTAATGTCCTAGGCCTCTAGACGAACGGGACAATTGGTATCCGGTAGAGGTAACGCTCCTCTGTCTTTCGATTATCAGTCGAATGCTCTGCTATTGAGCTAACCGGACACAATGGTATGCTAATTTGTAAAAGAACATAGCTTAAATACCGATCTATTTAAACTTTATTATAACATCTTTTAATAACCTTGTCAAGCATATGGTTATTAAAGCATGCCACAAAAGGAAAACCCTCGGACTGTTGGAGTGCCGAGGGTTCTAAGATAAACTTGTACGAAAAATTTAAATTTTAACCCTGGAGCACACTCCATGAATTTTTGTCTGCAACGCGCTCTGACGTTCTAATATAAGAAGTCGGTTCTTGATGCTGACAGAAAAGGTTAAAATTATTTCCCATAAAAATATTTATACATCTCGGCACCAAACTAGTGGTGCTTTGTTAAAATTAAATTGGCGCGTCTTCCAACTCTGCCAACTGCTTCAATTCTTCAAGTTCTAAATCATCTTCAACAACTTTTGACTTGATTACTTTAGGTGCTGCTACTTTCTTAGGAGCAACTGCCTTTGCCTTTACTGGTGCTGCTTTAGCTTTTGCCTTAGTTGGCTTGCTAACAACTGTACCTTGTTTCTTACCCATTGTATCATTGATAAGACCTGCCCATTGCTTGAACACACCGCCTACATCGATAAGATGCTGGCATGCTTCTGCCTTGGTCATTGCCTTGGGCAACTCCATCAACTCAAGAGGCGAGTGACCACCTTTAGACAAGAGTTTGACGCGTGATGCCAGGTCATTAGCAAAACGAACTTTTGTGACGCCATACTGTGTTGAAACGCCGGCTACTGTGAATGTACTCATAATATAGATCCTTCAAAAAATGTAAAAATTAACAACTTCACAATTCATATTATATAGCCTTTCGGCTACCTTGTCAAGCATTTTGGATAAATTCTTTAACTTTATTTGCATGCTTGCAAGTCCTGCGGAATTGAAATCCTACACAACTGCAGGAAACAATACCATTATCCGAAACGACATTATAAATATGCCCTTTCGATTTAGATTTAATTCTAAATATCCGAGTTTCTACTCGATTATCTGGAAAATCAAATCCAACGATAAATCGCTTATTAATATGAGATGTAGGATATTCAGGATTACCTGTATATACAGAGACATAATCATTATCTAACCATTTAGGATTATTAACGACTTTACCTTTGAATATATTATCCTGATATTCTTCACCTAATATATTCGATTTCCATCGAGTTTGAATCTCGACTTCTGCACCGATTGAAAAGTTCTTTATCATGTGCTTATTATAACAGAAAAAAGTACCCGAGTCAAATGCTCGGGTACTAAGTGTTGTTCTAGAACAACAGGTTAAATTGCTTGATTTTTAAGCACTTTCTTTTTCAATTAATCCTTCTGATTCGAAAAAGTCAATTGCGTCATCTACGCCTTTGTTGTGCCCCCATTTGTAGCATGCAAAGCATGCAGCTAACATTAGTCCTAATTGTATTAGATCATATAGAGTGAATGTAATATTTTCCATGTATCGCTCCTTTTAATTATTCTTTTATCGACTCCTCTGCGAACCAATCTGCGTGTTTTTGTCTTAGATTTTTGAACTGGTCATGTTCCACAAGGAATTTTGCAACAAGACTGTTTTCTAAACCATAGGCCTCTATTTCCCAAGGTTGATCCCAGTAGGATGTATCATCATCATATTTTTCACCAAACCATAATGTTATATACTTATCTTTTTTAAACTTATCTTTAGCTTCGCCTTTGGCATGCTGTTTCACATGAACCATCTCATGTGCCAGGACCTTGAACATATTAATCTTTTTTCGTGTCCTTAATATCTCAATATTAAATTCTCGTGGATTGTTGTCGCCTGTAATTTCGTAATCACAAAAACCTCCGGCGTCTAGCTTTTCACGTACAATAATTTTAATAGATAAGTTTTTTGTCAATTGCGGGGACATTAAATTTTTGGCAAATGAATCAGCTGCTAACTTTAGCAAATACACCAGCGTTCTATCTTTTGCATTTCTAACGGAAACATTCATTTTTTGTCCTCCACTTTTATTTATGCCGCTAGTTTCATCTTATCTTTAATATATTCTACTCTATCTATCCAACCTTGTTTAGTTAGAAATCCCCATTCTCGTGTTCTCCAACCATGAATAAACAATGTCCAAGTTGGAGCAGACATTTCTAATCGGTGAAATGAGGTGGCTCTTCGCCATATAATTGAACCAGGCCCTCGCCATGTGCTTTGTTCTCCGACTTTAATACCGTGTCTGTCGAAGACCGGAGTCCATTCTGTATAACCTCCTGCAAGAATAACGGTGAGGTAGTTCCAGGGGTGGTCGTGAACGTCTCTGTCTTCGTCGGAGAGGAGGAGCTTGTGGATAAAGATGTTTGGGTAGGGTCTGACGGTATCGAATGCATTTATTTTTTCCTTAAAACATAGATAGTATCTGTGCATGTAATCTCTGCCAAATCTATCTTGGATAATACGTTTTCTATTTAGTTTTTCAAGCAATCGTAAAAGCATGATATAAATTTGGTGTTATACTTTATCAATTTCGTTTGCTTCTTTAATCAATGTATTAACATCTTCAAGTGTATTACATGTGATTTTTACTTGTGTCCAGTCATCATTGGTATCACGCCCGCTAACTTCAACCATATAACCATTATCATATAGATTGATAGTTAATGAATCATTAATTTTAACTAATTTGTCGCTGATTTTTTTAATTTGTTTCTTAGCCATTTTATTTCCTTAAGTCCATAGTGACTGTCTAATTTTAATGAGGCGAATCATCATTGCTTCATCCTCTGCCATGTGTTCTGCTTCAATTTTATGTGATAAATCCAAAGCAGCCATACATTCTTTTCGTTCTTCTTCTGTTTCATTCTCGTGACCCCATAGATCACTTCCAGCTTTTTGTCTGCGCTTTTCGCAATATGCAGACCATCCACTAGCTTCCATTGGATCGGGGCGATTGCGATATGTTTGTGTCCACCACAAATAAAGTTCTTTAATTTCTTTTGCAGAAGTTGCTTGACTTGTAAGTTCATTTTCATGCATAAGAGTTGCTGCCCAATCAAGATGATCTAGACCTGCTTGAGGACAACGCCATGTTCTCCAACGGAACCAACCTTTAGCATAGAATGGAGGATTGTATTTTTTATATGCATCGTCATCCCATGCAATATGTAACCATGCTGTTTCCACTTCAACAAAGTCAACAAGCTCGTTAAACAAACAAGGTAAAATGCGATATCCTACATCCTGCCACTGACCAGGTTTAATGTCACGTGGATGAGCGGTAAGTGCATGAGTACGAGTAACCCAACGATTATTGATATAATATTTTACATCATATAGTTTATCAATTGGCAAACGAACAAATGTTTGAATTGCGTCAAAGGCTTCTTCCACAATCCAATAACGAATCGGATGGGATTCTTTTGCCTCTGTTTCCCATTTATGCCAGCCGGAGCTAGTTGCAGAAGTTGGTTTAGTTGTACCTCGAATCCAATTTGCAACTTTACTGTTTGACCAATATTCTCTCATTTTAAACCTTAATTGACGAGAAGTCTCGTTTGCCTCTACTTATAATATCATTCATATTATATGTGCTTTTAGCTTGTGTGTCAACCCTATCAATGTCCAAATTAGCATCTGTCAAACCCTTTTGAGCAGATTGTTCTAAATCATATAATTTCATCTTTGCTCTATCAACACCAATCATAAATCGCTTATTTGCGGTTGGATCATTATATCGATTCTTTAACTGTTTAACCATAAGCTGATTTAATTGCTCTAGTTCTTCAGTTGAAATCAAAGCAAACATAAAGTCAACTGTTGCCGGCAAACCAAAAGATTCAGAAGTATCTGTTAGTTCAACATCGGTGTTACCATATCCACTTCTAGTTGTCTGTGTAGCTGATAGAATAGGCACATTCTCTTCAACCGCCAAGCCTCGAAGTTCTTCAGCAATAGACTTAATCAAAGTATAAGAATTAATATTTGAACCCGCTTTGAATCTAGAACTTGCGCAAATATTTAAATAGTCAACAATAATCATTGCTGGTTTAAATTGTTTTTTCAATTGCAATTCATTTAACAGTGCTTTAAAGTGTCCGACATGTGCGCCAGCTGTAGGATATTCTTTAATGATAAGATTACCTTCAGTCTTATTACGAATCTTTTCAATACGAGAATCAAACATAGACTTTGGCAAGTCTTTCAACTGATCCATTGTGATGTTCATCAAGTTTGCATCAATACGTTCTGCAATTCTTTCTTCAGCCATCTCTAAAGTAATATACAAAACATTTTTGCCTTGTGCTAAAGTCGATGCTGCTACGTGACACATAAACAAAGACTTACCAACACCAGTACCTGCAAGAACAACATTCAATGTCTTGTTAGGCAATCCACCATTTGTAATTTTATTAAAGTATTCAAGATCGAATGGTGTGCGAGATTCTACACGATGGTAAAATTCATATCGAGAGTCTGCACTTTGTAAGTAATCATGTCCAACATTGTTGTCGAAGCACACTCCTAGTGCTTCTTGTAACAATGACGGAATTCCATCTTCAGATTTTCCTTTGTCTCTGCCATCAATGATAGCAATGGATGAAAGGATAGCATTATAAATTGCTTTGTCTTTACAGAATTTTTCTGTTTCTTTATATAACCAATCCCTATTGTGTTCTGTGGGATCAAGTAAATTAACTATATCTACAATCTCTTTATATTGATCTTCTGTTAAAGACTTATCATTTTGAACAGCAATGACCAAAGCATCTTTGTTCGGTACTGCATTATACTGGTCAATAAAATTCTTAACTTGATCGTAAATAATCTTTTCGTTATTATCTATAAAATACTCCCGCTTTAAAAACGGGATTACTTTTCTCATATACTCATCGTCATTGACTAGATTCTGTAGAATCACTGTCTCGATTTTCGAATTCATCAATTGCCTTTTCTAATATATTATTCACAACCCGTTCAAGGGTACCATTAAATTTATCAGACTGATAGTCTACGTCTGTTTTTCCGTTTGCTTTTTTAACAATGGTAAAGTCAAGTGCAAGTGTTCCGTCACTATTATCTTCCATCTGGAGGGAAGCAATACTGATGGTTGTTCCGGCAAACTCACCTTCCAAAAGTTCGACGCCCCATAAATCACCGTTTTCATTTTTTAGTGCCCAAGGTTTATACTTCACTAGCATTATCAAACTCCTCTGCGAGATCAACTTCATCAAAGCTTCGGCCCAACATTTCACCGCCCGCCATGCGATACTTGCTTTCAATATATTCTCTAAAGCTTGCAGATGTTAATATAGATAACCAAAACTCTTTAGTGTAGGTATCTTTAATTCTGAATTTTTTATCTTCAACTTCGCCTGATTCTTTATTAACACGAGAGTACCAACCATTAGATGGCTTAATAACAAAACCACCTTCAAGTGCTACATCTAATAGACCAGACCATTTGCTAATACCACCTTCGAATGTTACTTCAACAGGGATCTTAGACTTCTCACGAACGAATCTAGATTTCTCTACATTAACAATGAAGTTATATCCAACAACTTCTGTTCCGTCTTTTTCTTGTTGACGACCAATAATAAAGATGTTGTCTGCAGAATAATAAATTCCAGTACCACCTGAAACAATTTGTTTAGGGAACAAACCAATTTCAGAATAAGTATGATTAACAACAACCATTGGAATATCTTTAATAGTCAAATGAGGTGTTACCATTCTAAACAATGATTTCATCTGTTTAGCACGAGTCATATCTGCAACAGACTTACCTTCAAGTGCATCGTCAACTTCTTTCTTAGAAGCTAAGTTACCTACTGAGTCAACAATAATAATAACATGATCGCCTCGCTCTACGCTATTGACTTGCGACATAATATCAAATTTTAATTGTTCAATGTCTGTAATAGGTGTATGTAGAATACGACTAGTATCAATTCCAAAGTTATCAAAGTATGCTTGCGGTGAACCAAACTCTGAATCATAGAATAAAACGACAGCATCTTCATACTTATCAGTATATGCTTTAGCAAGCAACAAGGAAAATGCTGTTTTAAAATGTTTAGATGGACCTGCAAATACTGTTAGCCCAGGAGTTAGACCTCCTTCAAGGCTACCTGACAATGCAACATTCATCATAGGAACTGAAGTCTGAATCATATCCTTCTTTGCGAAGAATTTAGATTTGTTTAAAACTTCAGTTTCTTTAATTGTAGAATTCTTTTTTAATTTATCGAGTAATGACATATTGTTCCTTTATAAAATCACTTGCCAAGGTTTTCGTGTTTCCCTTGGACATATTTTTCCATCATAAACTAATCTCTCAGTATTTCTAATATAGTGATGCAAATAAAATTCAACTCCTTCAGTAGGAAGAGTCTCAACAAAACATCTAAAAGATGATTCCATTAAATGAATTTGTTTTGCATTTTGTAATAACAAGCCGAAGTGAAATGGATTCTCCGACTTATCGTTATTAATTATTATAACATCGTTACCAACTAAGGACAATACTTTTTCTTTATCAAAAGAAAATCCTCTGCTTGGATCATCTTGAACAAACACATATTCTTTATGGTCTGGATTAAGTTTATTAAATATCCGATTTTCTTCTTGCATATTTCTAGGATAATGAAAAGAAGTGAATCTATGTTTCCAATCCATTTCAATTGAATTGTAATAACATTCATGCCCACCGGGAAATCTAGCTGACATTGAAGCCCATGATTCTTGATAATACTTAGTATTAGGGCCAGCTAAATCTTCAAATGGTTGACCTGGCAATATTGTATGTCCTAGAATATAAAGATAGTCTGGATTGATTTGAGATATTACTTGCCTTGAATGAGCATACTCCATACCTGAAACAATTGCAACAACTCTAATTCTAGGATCATCGCTAAACATATGGGCTACCAACGGGGCATATTGTTGCCATGCTAGTACATATAAAAAATCCATTTTCTTTTCATTAACCATGTGGCGGGCCATACCGTTATATGATATATGGTCACCCAATCCTAGCATGTGAAATAATACACCTGTTGTCATAATATATCCTTAAAATTAGTTGCACCAACTCTGTTTGGCTTCACCATAATACTCACGAGCGAATCCGTTTGAAATCAAAGCAGCGCGTAGACTTTGCCCATTAATTAGAATGTCGCCAAGAATACGACCTCCAAATTTATCCCATCCATAAAGAGTTGCTTGAAACTTACCACCCTGTGCTGCTGCTGTAGCAATCGCATTCTTAGTGAAAGCTGATGCTGCTTCTCCTCGTTGAGCTTCGCTAGGGCACATTGCTCTATGTCCTTTTTCGGGAGTGTCAACTCCAAAGACTCGGACAGCCAATTCTGGTTTGAGCGGTTTAGGTAGAAAAGGTGCGGCAATAACAACGGTGTCGCCATCGCTTACTCTTAAGATTTGTGCGTCGTATGTAACTCCTTGAGGAGTCTTTTGTGCATAAACTAAAGATGTACTAAATAGTAATGCGAATGTTAATAATATTTTTTTCATGCGAATAATCCTTCTAATGTTGCTTGTGGTTTTGCAGACCAACCGACACCATTTAAAATTGTTGTTAATGGTTCAAGAAATGATTTCTCAAACATAATGTCATAATCTACATACTGCTTCAAATTGAACTCTTCGGGAATAACATTGATAAAGGCAATACAATTTTCTTTAATCAAATTTGGTTCTTTTAAGTAAATGAATTTGATCTTATCGCCTTCATTTATAAGTTCATACTTTTTGTCTATCTGTTTTTCTTTTAAATAAAAGTTATATAACAATGCTCCCCTTACGTGCATAGGTGTGCCTTGTTTATAAATGCTACCTCTATCTGTATATTTATCGACTCCGTTTACGCCTCGAGGAAAGGCAATCAATTCAGGTGTCATCTTACGATACTTAGATTCGAACTCTCTAATATAATCTTGTAGTTGTGATTCTGTTCCAACCAAAGCCAATTTAACAGCGGCCTTCAAAGCATCACGAACTGGTTCGGGTGTAGAAGATCTAACAATCTCCAATCCCATGACTTTTAACTTTGGCTCTTTATATTGAACACCCTCATTATTATATACATTCAAAGCATATCGTTTCTTAGCAACCCAAATGCCTCGGTCTGCAATAACCTCACGCTTAAAATAAATCTTTGTTTCAAACGCATTAGTATAATCTGCAAGACCATCGCAGGCTTTATTAATTGCCTTCTCAATCTTTTCGTTACAGATTTTATCTAGAATTTCTACGATCTTTTCTTTTGGTTGATCTTTGTAGAACTTTTGAACCAATGGATCAAGTGTAATATAACAAGCATCTGTATCTGAATAGAATGAATAGACATGATCTGTTGTACCACATACTTTATTTAGATATTCATTTAATGCTGCGCCAACTGTTTGAATAATATACTGACCTGACATAGTAATGCCTTCAGCAATATTTGCATCGTAGAATCTAAAGAACTCATTTCCCCATGCGCCAAATAACGAATTCAATTGAATCTTACGAGCCATCTGAAAGTTATTAAACTTTGCAATCTCTTTTTGCCATTTCTTATCTTTTGTTTCTTCATACTTAGATTGAGCGGCCAACATCAGCTTCTTATATTTTTGTCGATCGTCAAATAACTTTTGGACAATCTCTGGAAACAGGCCTTGCTTCTCTCTGGTATAGCAGAAGCCATTTGCCGACATACACAAGTTCTTTTCTTTTAGG